AAAGCTGGGAATGCTTGTACCGTAAGCTCCTTGCGTAGAAGACAGCGGACCAATAAACTCCGATCCAAATCTTTTTGACAAACCCTTTACAGGATCTGGATTGAAATTGGATACATCCTCCATTTGGTTCTCAGCACGAACGGCAGGATCTTGCTCGCTGATACCTCCCCAAAGGTTCGGAAGTTTCTTACGGGTGATGGTCATTAGTACAGACGCTCAGGGTTGATGTTGCCGCCTCTTCGGAGTACGGTACGAATAGTGGAGTAGCTGTCTGCGATCATGTTCGTGCGACCAGCGTAACTCTCACCTTGCATGAAGAGAGCTTTAGCTTCCAGTTCATCCTGAAGAGAGAAAGCTCTAATGCCTTGGCTACCTACAAATCTATCAGCAAAGATTCTTGATGCTCTAATCGTGGCATATCTTTTTGCGGTCTCAGGAAGCTCGTCAAAATCAAGCAAATAGTTCTTCTTGCCTGTAATCGTTGCTTCACTAAACTCGTCTGATCCAGTATCTAGATTATAAAGGTAGCCATTTCTGATGGTTACATTGAGTCCAGCAGAGTTGGGAATGAAACTCACAATATTAGAAGAGATGGCATATTGACTATTGCCGTCTGCTGAAAGAGTTACATCATACTCAGTGTTATAGAAGTGGGACTCTTGGCAAAGCTCACGAACGACCTCCGAAAGGATTTCATCAGCTTTGTCCACCTCATATGACTGACTATCAATAGCGGTTACGGTGATTTCTCCTACAGTCATCAACATTGTGTTGACCGCTTGGAGTCTTGTAGTAATACTGGAGGATTCAAATGCCATTGTCTTTTAGGTGGGGGAAGTGGGAGGACACCCGAAGATGTCCCCCCGATACACATAAAACAAACACCCAAGAGCCTTACGGCTCAATAGATTTACAGTTCAGCGATATCAGTTGAGGTGATAACACCGATAGCGGACTGACGGAGAACAGCACAGCCGAACGCTTGCTTCGCAACTAGTAGCGAACCTTGACGCTCAGTGATGTATTCAGTTTCAGTAGCCATATCCTTCAGGTAAGCAGTACCAACACCTTCTTGACCATAAGCAAGAGCAACGAAACCACTGTAGTTACCAGTGTAAGTATCGTTACGAGGAGTGCCAGCAGTTACAGTGGAGTAGTTCTGATTAGCCAGAGTGTTACCCCAAACATTGCTCATCTTTAGATCAAAACCATACGCACGAAGAACACGACCAGTATCAATGCCATTAGCATTGGCGGTAGTGAAGTCGCGTGAGATTAGGTTGCTATCTTCAGAAGCTAGGACATAGTACTCTTCGGGACGAAGGATAAGGGTACGACCTTCAGCAGGAACATTACGCTTATCAAAAGCAGCAGCCATATCACGAATAGCGTCTAGTAGTAGAGCAGGAGTGATGTTAGCGAGTGAACCAGAAGCAATGGTAGCGATCTGGACACGAGCAGGACCGTTGCCATCAACGCCTGAAGCAGCCTCAAACTCTTCACCACTGTCAGCTAGACCACAAGCACGAGCAGCAGAAGCGAAAACTAGTTCGTCATGCTGGCGAGCGATTGCGTTACCCATCTGTCGTGCGTAGGGCGCACGAACATCGTAGTGAAGCATTGCTTCTTCAAGATCGTCAATGAAGGAGTGTGATGCGAGCAGCTTGTCAATAACGACAACTGACTCATCGTGGTTGATTACGCCGTCATAGCTACCAGTAATCAGAGATTCACCTGGAGTATGGAACTTCGCAGTGTGGTCACCGATCAGTGGGAACTGGACGGATTTGCCCGCTTCAATGCGGCGAGACATGGTAGTGCCTTTAGCAACTGTGGTGGTAAGGAAAGCATCAAGTACCTCGTTACCAAAAACCTTGAGCATTAGCTCAGTGCGGTCCTCAGCAGTGTTGAAAGCATTACCTGGAATAGCGAGGTTGTCGCTCAGAGCCATAGTAGTAAAACTTTATTAGTTAGGGTTTATAGTCCCCAGTGGAGACTGTTCTCCTTGCGGAGTATTTTTGCTACCAATGTAGCGTTAGGTAAAAGATCGCTCTCTTTCCAAGGTGTCCGAAGGACTGTCCGTAGACAGCAACCCAACGGGCTTTTCAAGTTACACGATTTAGATGCGGCTACGACTTAGTTTGGCATAGACGCGACTACGAAATGCAGGATCGCTCTTGTAGCGAGGATCTTTTTGGTCTCGTAGCATTTCTTCTCGTGAGCGGTAGACATCAGTTGCATTCTGAACAACGCCTTGTCCTTTCACGAGTTGATCTTCCTTAGCGGGGGTGTTTGCAGCGGCTTGTTGACGAGCCTGAAGCTGCTTGTAGAGGAAGCCGATATCTTGGACTGTGCCATTCTCAGCAATGTTGTCCACATAATCCTGCTCCTCTTTGCTTAGGTTCTTACCAGCCCACTCCTGGACGCTTCTCAGAGCCTCTGGACCTCCCAGGTTATCCACGATGGTCTGTAGCTCTTGAGCCTCTCCAGCGTCTTCCTGAGCAGCCTGAGCGTATGCTTTGTCTAGCTCTGCTTGAGCGTTCTGAGCATAGGTCTCAGCTACTTCGCGTGGAATACCAGCTTGCTCTAGAGCAGCGAAGGTTTCGTCTGAAATCTGACCGTTCTCAAGGAAATCTTTGTTCGCTTGCTGGATAGCATAGCCAGGAGTGCCTTCTTCAAACTCTTGGGACATCCATTCTGGAGCCTGAGAGGTTTCCTCGTTTTGGGCAACTGGCTCTTCTTTTGCCGATTCTGGCGAATCCTTTTGACCTAGCTTGCTCTGTAGCTCTAGGTAAGCCTTCTCAAGATCCTCTTGAGTCTTATACTTACCAGCTAGGAGACTTGGCTCTTCTTGGGTAGGCTGCTCTGGATTGATATACTTACCAAACTGCTCTTGAAACAACTGTTCCTTCGGATCTGGCTTGGTAGTACCTTGTTCAACCATTTGGTTCCAGGCAGCGGCTTCTTCAGGAGTTAGACCTTTGGCTTCTGCCTGTTCTTCTGTGAAAGTATGAGAGACCGCTTCTGACGGATCGGGTGTATTGATGTGATGTTTGGACATAATCTATTGTTGGGGGATTTGTTGTTGTAGATCCTGTGCTGCATTTGCAATGTTCTGAGCAAGCTCAGGATCTTGTGCTGTCTGTTGCTGCAAGAGTTGAGCAGCTTGCATGGCTTGTTCTTGCATGGCTTGTTGTCTAGCCTGTTCTTCAGCGATAGCTCGTTCTTCAGCTAGTTGTCTGCTAGTCTTGACAAGCCCCTTCTTCTCAACCCCTACTGAAGTAGCGATACGATTCACTAGCTCTTCAGGGTTGATAAGTTGGAATGCAATCTCAGGACCAACAGCATTCATGGTGAGACTTACGAACTGTTGTAGTCTATCTAGCTCTGACAAGCGACCAAGGTTGCTAACGCCAGTGCTGATGATGAGCTTGACCGATTCGGGTAGCTCAGGAATCTCACCAGCTTCAGTCATACGCTTGATCGTAAGCTCAATGAAGGGGCGAGCAAGAGTCTGGTTGAGGACAGCATAAGTGCCTACCATGACAGTTTCCAAGCTCTCTACGAGCTTGTTGATTTCAAAAGCTGTGGTTCTCTCCGAATCTCTTACGGCAGATTCAAACAGCAAGAACGCTAGTCCTAGTCGTTGCTCTAGTCCTTGGATGATGTTGTTGACGATCTGTAGATCAACACCACGCTGACTCTGAAGAGTGGTTACATCCTGTGCTAGACCTGGAAGAACTGCACCGTTCTCTGCTTCTGCGAGTGCCTTGGGTCTGACGAGAGAACCAGGGTTGACAAAAAATACAGTTTTACTTGCAATCGCAGCAGTCTGAATAACCGATTGGGAAAGAGATTCAAGTGAAGCTAGGTCGCCAAAAACAGATTCTACATAACCACGACCATATGATTCACCAGTAGCATCAGTTAGGCGGACAACAAGATAAGGTAGCTCATCCTCTGTAAACTCAATAGGCTTAGTAATCAGAACTCCGTTTAGCTCTTGGCTAACTTCAAAGAGATCGTCCTTTACTCGCTTTACCGAAGTATATAGATGAATCTCGTCTGACTGTTCTGAAGAGGGTAGGTCAGGTTGATTGCTAGGAAGAACTCCGTCATCTGGGCTAAT